CTTCTACCGCTCTTTTATATTTACCAGAAGCTGACTCTGTAACCTGAGCTAATTCTCGACCAGCTAAATCTGTTAACTCTTCTGAGCTGGCTTTCATTAGATCCATTACTTGAAGCGTTTGGCTACCTTGTTTTCCAAGATTTTCAAAAAGAGCATTCATTCTAGCAAACTGGAACTTACCAAATAGTTGCTCTAAAGCCTGTTGCTTTTGTAGTGGGTTTAAGGTTTCTAAAGCAGACTGTAAATCTAAAATTGTTGCTGTAGTGTCGCCAGCATTTCTTTGAACAATATCTGTTAATGAAATACCAAATCCTTCAAACATTCCTTTTGCAACCTTTGTTGGATTAATTAAAGAAGCTAGACCAGATTTTAATGCGTTTGCACCTTCTGATGCGTTAATTCCACCTTCTCTCATTGCGGTTAAATAAAGAGCAAGATCTTTTACGTCTCCGCCAAGACCCTTAACAATTGGACCTGCTTTTGGAATTGCTTCTACTAAGTCATTTAGTGTTGTAGAGGTTTGGTTTTCTACTGCGTTTAAAAAGTTAATTGATTGAGATAGTTCTTCTGTATTTTGTTTAAATGCTGTTTGTATTGCAAGAGTTGCTTTCATTGCATCTTGTCTGTCAACTTCACCAAGCACTGCAAGTCTTGTTGTTTCTCTAATTGAACCAAGAAGTTCATTGCCTTGTTTTCCAGTTGCTGCGATATCTGCTGCAAGTGCAATAGTTTCTGAGAAAGATGATCCATAAGATCTGGCAAGGTCTGCTGCGGTGTCGCTTACATCTTTTCGTACTTTACCAAGCTCTTGTGTTGAAACGGCAGACAGTCCGCCGTAAACCTTTGTTAATCTAACTAATTGTTGATCTGCTTCTTTAAATGCATCAGCTGCAGCTTTACCAAATGCTGCCAGTGGAACTGTTAATCCTACTGTTAACTGACGACCCGCCCACTGTGTGTTTTTACCCCAGTTAATTAATTGATTTGCACCCTCTTGAATGACCTTATTCATGATCATTAATTCTTGCTTTGCAATAGCAGTTTTATTCTTTACTAGATCAAGACCTCTTGGGATATGCACATTGTATTGCATTAATCCTTCGGCATTTCTTCCTAAAGGCTGTAGTATAGAGTTTTGTAATTGTACTTGCTGTTTTGCTAAATCTCTTATTAGTCCGCCATTTGTTTTAACATGTTGGCTGTATGTTTGGAAAAATTTTCCAAGTTTTAATTGACCTCTGTCTAGCTGATTTCCAAATTTATCAACATCAGAAGTTAAGCTTACAAAATGGGTAGAGAATTGACCAGTGCTTCTCATTGTTTCAGCAAATGATCTATTCATTACAGCAACTTGTGCTGCTAATGTTTTGTTAGTAGTTTGAAGCTTTTCTTGTAGGCCAGTTAATGCTGAAGATACCTTATTAAGATCTGTAATAAGATTTGAAAAATCAGATTTAGCAACTATATTGGTTACTATTTGTTCTTCAGCCATTAACTATATTCTACTCCTTTGAGTATCCTAAACCAGCTCCAATACCAAATCCTTGCTGTGCTGCAAGTGGGCCTTGTAAAGAAACAACATCGTCTGCTGATGCGTTTATTCCTAGAGCCCTTCTTTGTATATCTTCGAAGGTAGGACCTTCTTTTTTTTCTTCTGTGCCTAGATCTACACCCTGTAAAGAAGCTAAAAATTTTCTTTTTTCTTCTTCTGTTTTTTGCATAGACTTAAACGTTTGAATTAACTCTGGCATTGAAAGGCTTTCTTCTAGTTCTTCGTAATTTTTCCAATTACCTAAAAGAAAAACTTCCCCAAGCAAAGCGGCTAAATCTAGTTCTGGCCAGCCAGAACCGCTGCCGCTAGAAGGTTTGGGTCGTCAAGTTTAATTCCTCCGCAAACATCAAGAATGCGGTTAATTGTTGGCATGTCTAAAGCATCTTCTAATGCATCTTTATCTGCTACCAAGTCTGGCAACTGTGACTGTATTGCAATTCCGCATGCGTTAATTAGAATTGTTAATGTTTCGTCTTCATTTTCTGCTGACTGTGTCTTTTGAATTTCTGCCATGAATAAGCGTAGCGCCTTAATGCTTAATGGCTTAAGCTTAACCTTTGAACCATTTTGTAGTTCAATTTCTTCTACATTGTATACTGTTGTAGCCAATTTATCCTCCTAGGATCGTCTTAATTATTATAACATATAGATATTATCACTACAAATGAAAAGCCCCCATTTCTGGGGGCCTTTCTAATTTAATAAATTAAATTATGCTGTCCATGTACGGTCAATGATCTTACCGTATTCTGAACCGCTGTAAGATGCGTCTGGGAGCAGACGGAATGTTACAGGGAATGTTGTTGCTGTTGTACGAGCCAAAGAGAACTGTGACTGTTGAACAGAAAGAACACGACGTGCATAGTATACACGCTCTGAATTTGGTGAGCTTGTGGTTGGAGCTTGTCCAACTGCAATTAATTGACGCTCTGTTGGAGCTTCACCTAGTGCTCCACCTGCTAGACCAAGAACTCCTGAATCTAGTGTTGCCTTCTTCTGTCCAAATACAACTAGAGTATTTTCTAGTGTACCTTCTGACATTTCTGTTGCAATCATAACTTCCATTGCAGACTTGAACAGCTTAGCTGTATCAAGTAGCTGATCTACAGTTACTGAGTCGTATGTTGGGTTATAAGTGATCTGAAGACCGTTATTTGTAAAACCTACGTTACGATAAGCTGCTGCAGTCTCTCCACCATCTGCTGTGTCGAGTGAGTTTAATGTTGTTGTGTATGATGCTGATGCGGAATATGCTGGGACCTTTGTAGATGGTTTTGTTGAACCAGCTACTGCAGTTCCTGTTTTAGCGATTCCTGGCTCCATGTTTGCTGCGTATCCTGGTACTGTTGAGTCGTCTACTGTAAGAAACAGTGGGGACGCACCAACAAGAATATTTTTAGCATTACCTTGTACTTGTGCCATGTGTTTACTACCTCCTGTGTTTTAAACTATATATATATATTTTAATACCAAAGCTGGCTAGGCTTCTTTCCTCTTATCCAATGATACGGGATATTGGGCTATAAAGCAATCTAAACGAATCTGCCGTTTTGGTCTGTTATTCTTGAATACTTAACCTCTAGCGTAATATCAGAGGACAGGAATCCCTGTATTTCTTGAGAAGGCTCAGTTGGCGATATGTCTGCTATATATATACTGTGGAATTTAAATTTGTCGCTTATTGCCCCTGATCTATTAACGTCTTTGGCAGAATCGTCCATTCTTCTAAATAGGTCAGTCATTACGTTTCTAATTTCTACTATTTCTGAGACATCTGTAGAGTAAACTGTAAATAAAATTTGTTCGCAGCATATTAGCCAATTGTCCTCATACGATAGCCCTACCTTGTCGTAAACAATATGCTTTTTACCGCTTAAAAAATGATTCATTTCCGCAGATTGCTGAACTGGGATTATGGGTATTATGGTCTGACCTAAGTTATCGCTGTAGTATTCATCCTCATCAAAAATATTATATTCCACAAGATTTTCCCAAAGGTACTTTCTAATTTCAAACATAGCGTCTAATTTATAATTTGCTGTCATACCATTGACCCTCCAAATGAAGATTCTACTGCTGCGTCCGCCATGCCTCTAATTGAATTAGGTGAAAAAGAATATTGTACTCTTTTAATTGAAGATGGTATCATCAAAGCCTTTGTGAGTTCTGAATTAAATAGTCTCTGAAAGCCAGATTTTTTAATTGAGTTATTAACCAAATTTCCACTAAAGAATCTGGAATAATATAATCTAAATTGATTTTTTACACTAGGTCCTCCAGGCCTTCTAACGGTCACTGTAGCCCCTTTGGGCATGAAGACTGTCATACCATTGGATTCGAACACAAGTCTCTCAGAATGGCGTGGAGCAATTACTAGAGGCATTCCAGCTTCCATCACAGAAGCCTTATTGATAAATACATGTTTTCTTCTACTTGCTGGTGCTGGGACAAATGATTTAGATGGCTGTAAGTCGTAGTCTATTTTAAAAGAAATTCCGTCACCATCAATTGATCTTAATTTAAAAAGTCTAGCTGACTTATTGCCAGCTTTTTTCCACTCATAGACGTGATGAAGAGACTTTGGCTTTGACCTAGCCTGTGAGTCTATATGGTCTCCAAAATCTTTATTTATCTGAGTAAAGATTGTTTGCTTAAATGCTTTTTTAAACTTCTTGCTTTTATTAAATTTAGCAATGACATTTGCCTCGTAATATAAGGCTGCAGATATCTGTGCGACGTTGCTATCTTTAATTGCAGCATTTTGAGACTGCCCTACCATTAATCTTTCTAGGCCAGATGCTGCTTGTAATAAAGCTACGCTAGAGTCCAATTTGCTGGTTCTCCGATCTCTTTACCGCAGAGTTGTATCCTATTATATTTCCAAATGGGTCTGTAATTGGGGTGGTTCCTATTATCTCAAAAACAGTTGGAGTCTCTGTAGGGAAATTAATTTCTGTCCAGATAACGTTATTCTTGCTATCTCTAATATTTGTAATTTTTTCTCTTGAGGTTATACGTTCTGCTGTTCTTATTTGTATGTTTTGCTCATTAACATATCTGTTATTAAATGTTTGATTGTCGCTTGATCTAATTGTGGAAGAGTTTGTTATCATTCCCTTTGCATGGCAATCTACTGTTTTATAGTAATTCCATTCTTTTACTATTGCACCAGTATTTGGGTCTTGATTATCCGTTTGCCTATAAACGTCCATTTTCATAGACAATATTGAGTCTATGAGGGAATACACTTATATCACAACCATTTGATTTAAAACATATGGAGATAGCAGCTTGTCCGCATAGGCGCAGCCAGTACCGCTATTTATATTTGAGGTATACTCAAACTTCCAGTCAAAAGTAGATATAGATTTCATATATTGATCTTTCCATATTCTATCTTTATCAAAAAAATGTCCCATTAGTTGTATACACGCCTGCTCAACTTCATCTGGAACCTCGCTCCAACCAAATCTTCCCTGAACACGGTATGCGTAATCTTTTATGAATGATCCGCCACCAATATCATTAATGCTTGGTGGCACCATTCCGTTGGCAGAGTAAACGCTGTTATCTAATTCATCTGCTCTATTTACTCTTAGCCCGAATCCAGTTTCAGATATACGCACTGACCTACCCCAATTGTTTATTTCTTGGGTATTGTCAAGAAGCATTATGTCATTTACATAAAGCTCATGAAGGGTATTTAATTTATAAGGCAGTGGCAAAACATCAGAGCCTGACCCATAAATTGTATGTACGTCATCATATAAGCTAAACTTTTGTCCAGTAAAATCATCAATTATCTTTCTTGCATATTTTTCTGCCATGACTAGCTCATGATATGTTTTATAGTTTGGGTCAGATGGGTCTGTTCCAAAATTTAAATCTTCTATTGCTTCCGCTAATGAGCAATATGGCTGAACAATATCCACAGTAGAAAAATGTTGCTGTGCGCTACCGTTAATGTTATATCCCCATCTAATCTTTAGATTTTTCAATCTTGATGTTTGATGGTATGGGATGTTTATCTTATATGACCCGTTATCAGTTTCTATTTTTATAGCCTCTGAGGAAAATATGGGAGTTTCTGGATTTACAGGAACCTCCAGTGCAGGATCTTCTGTTATGTCATAAACGGTTGCCATTACAAGGTCTCCGTCTGCATTAATGACTTCTCCGCCGTATATAATTTTAGTAGATACTGACGAGTTTGTATTTATGTGGATCTCTGCCATATTAAAGGTTTAAATTAGTTATAGAAGTCTTGTGCTTCCTTTGGTGTGGCTAATCTAAAACCTTCCTCCTTATCAAAAATTTCTTGTGCTGCTTCTTCTGACATTGCTACAAATGGATGCTGGTCTGTGAATGTAAATCCCATTGTATCGTATCTAAAATTTGCTCTTGTCATTCTAACTAAAACCAAATCTTTGTCTTGAGCTTTCTTGGGATCAAATTTTGGTAAAACTTCAATTTCTTCTTTTGCATCGTCTACGTCTTTTATTGTCTTAGAATAAACTGACCAGCTTACCCCTTCTTCTGACAGTGCTGCAATTATATCTGTCTTACTCTTTAGGCTATTTATATCTACGCCAAAGTCTTCGGCGATCTTCTTAATCTCAGCTAATTTTAATGTCTCAAATGACATATATTCTCCTTAGTCTAGGTTGTTTAATTATATCATTACTAAATTCAAATGAAAAGCCCCCAAAATTAATTGGGGGCCTTTTGTTGGTTAATTCTTAATTAAGAAGCAACCTTAACGTTCTTTACAACTACCCAAGCGTCTGCCTGCTCAATTTGAACGCCAACACGAGTATACATTGTGTACTCGATTGAGTCCTTCTTTGGCCAGAAGAATCGGTAAACTGTTACGTCACGCTTGATACCAATAACTACGTTATTTGGGAATGTCAAGTGCACGTCACCGTGTGATCCTGATGCTGCTGAGTATGAGCCATTCTGTGTCTCTGAAAGTAGAGGAACTTCAACGATTGGAATACCGAATGCGTATGGCGCAACGTATCCTGCTGGACCTGAAACAGGTGCAACTTCTCCACGGATGATGCCTGAAGCAATATCCTGTGGGTTGACGTTCTGAATGTTTTGTGATGTTGAGTATAAGTAATCCTGAATCAGGTTTGATCCTGCTAGGAAGCGAAGGTCTGTACGGCGTTGCTTGTACTTACGTGGGAGTGCCTTCAATGCGCTGTTAAATACAGCACGAGAAATTGCAGCTCCGCCAGCGTCAACTACGTGAGCGTTTGCCTTAGCCTTCTTTACTACACCATCAAATGCCTTGTAAAGCTGATCTGATGATAGTGATGTATCTCCGTTTAGGACTACATCTTCAATGTCGTTACCTGCCTGTGTTGCCATCAAGC